GCTTATTACTTTGTAGTTCTGGTAGTGGGAGAGGTCCCTGTTCGTGCTGGCGTCTATCTGAACGAAGAAGTCGCGCATCGCTTGATACAGTAAACGGTATTTTTCATAGACAGGCCTGTACCAGGCCTTCTCTTTGAATTGCTGCTCCGTTATCGTTCCATCGCTGGAAATATAACGAACGTAGCATGCCACTACTGCTCCAAATTCTCCGTCTTCCCAAGACGGATCGATTGTGGACAAAAAATGCGATTTCAGAACTGAGTTCATGAAATTAAAACTCCTTCAGATAGTTACCAGACGGCTTCGAGGTTCCACACCGCGTTTTGCATGACTGCATCCGCATTCATATTCTTGCTGAAAGCAAGAATATTTTTGCGTTCTGCCGTCGTACTACGCGCGGGCAAGACGAACTGCTCACGACTCATCAGAGTGTAAGCGACTTTCGGCGACGGGGTATAACCCCCATCAGACCCGGAAACCACTTCCAACACTGGAGTCATGACCCTCTTGTCGACGTCTGTTTTGGATGCCGACGATCGCACACTGAGTGTGACCGTCGGGAACCCAATGGCGATGCCGCCGGTGATGTCTGCATAAGATGCAAGCATACCGACAGCAGCGTCTTGGCGGACACCGCGAGGGCTGAACGTCTTGTTCACGGGGGTAGCTTCGCCGTTGGCGAGCACCAGGTTGCCTTGAGCAGCCATTATTTGGATTTCTCCGAGGTTTGGTCTTCTGAAAGACCGTTGGTTGAGTTAACAGTTACTTGAACAGTTGAGTTAAAAGGGCAGCAGCTGTATAAAAACGATTCACAGGATCACCTCCTACCGGACTATGAATAGTCAGCTTGCCTACAGGTGGAAAACCTGAAAGGCGAGTCCGATTATACTGAGACCGTAAGGATGATGAAGCATGTAGAGTCGTCGTTATTGTCCAGATGTTGCCACTCCACGACTTTACTGCACTGTTACGGTATTCCGAATACTCTTGTTTAGTTGAATTGACGACCCATCCGGAAACAAATGTAAACCCGTTGAAAGCATCAAGGGCTTGCAGATAATTTCCGACAGGTACAAACCAATCAACGACAAAAGAATAAGGAAGTAATTCCCACGCAAGTAACGCGGGATTGCTGATACCCGTCTGAGCCAAGACGGCCCGACCTGCGTCTTCAAGACGGTAGGTCAGGGACATTCTGGTCCTAGTCTGTTTCTTAAGCCAAGTCTGAGTGGTCGTGAGATCACCGGAAGTGGCTACTAATTCAGCAGAACCAGAAGAACGACTTCCGATGTTGTATCGATCTGTTGCGAGATGACTCGACAACAGTTCGGCAACACCGAATGCGTCCTGTAGTAAAGGCTTCCAGCCGTACTGATACTCAAGCCAATGATTGGCTAGTCGTTTATGTACTGGCGTCCTAGTGACTCGCTCCCACTCCCTCGCTGACGGCCGTTTACCGGCCGGTAGCTCGAGAGCGGTGACGAATTCCCTAAGTCGGCCGTGGCGTAGAGCCCTGGCTGCCCCGACGATTCGATTAGCAGTAGATACGAGAAGATCAGCTGTCTGTCTGCGTTCACCACCCGCTTGGGCGAGGTTCACAGACATGGCATTGATCTTCTCAGCTAACCGAGCGCGGGCCTTCACGTAAGCCTCAGCAAGATGGCTGGGTGAAGGGTTAGAGGCAACGATCACAGAATTCGCTATATTATAGGTAGCAGTCAGCTGGATGGTGTTATTTAAACCAGTACCAGAATCCTGCCGCTCTTTATATGGCATAATGCTGTAGTCGCGCTGAGTATAGACAGAGTGATCAAGAAACTCAAGCTTTTTCTTTGTACGTCTGGACATCGACATATAACCAGGAGTGGTCGAGCCGGTATAAGACCTATAACTCGCATAGTGACCGAAGTCACCAGAGTTAAAAGTCCCATTCGTCTCAACACCACTGGTCGTCTTTCGATTCCAAGGTACGAAATAAACTTGTGATTCTACGTTCGCTCTAGC